GAATGGTAAACCGATTTGGTGTTGTAAACAAACTATTAAACAACACGTTCCTTTCAACAGTTGTCATTAACACATTGTGTGAACATTTGGCTGAAGAATTAAACGCTTTTGCTGATGCGTTGCATGAATCTGGTGACGATTTATCGCAGGTCGCTGGTATCCGTAAAGCGGCTAAAATTATTTACACGAAAGAGATTCAATAATGAGTGAAGAATTAGAACCACAACAAGTACCTGACAGTAATTGGGTTGAAACGAGTTTTGGGCGCAAAGACTTTGAACTTGAAGAAGAATCAAAACGCACCTACACAGACAACACCAGCCTTAAAGCGAACGGTATTGATGCAACCGTGTTCCGTACATGGGCTGACACGAACGGTATTATGATCCCGTCACGTGGTCGTATCCCTGTCACCATTGTTCAAAAGTATTTAAGCGAACACTAATCTTGAGTAGGGGCTGTTTGTTTCATCCTTTCTTGGCAGTCCCTACTCAACCAAAGGACATGATGGACTATTTAGACAACACCGTAACGTGGGTGACAACACCCAGCGAAACACAACAACTACGTGACATCATTCAGCGTGTACGTGACACACACACAAACCTAAACCCTGACGGATCAGAAAGCCCAACATGTTTACACTGCACATTCCGCCCGTATCCCTGCCCAACAATACTTGCAATAGGTGACCCAGAATGAAACCACTAATTGCTTTCATGTTTGGTTACGCCACCAAAGCAGTAATCAACTACATACGCAACGTCATTATTATGCAAAAGGTTTACAAAGCATTGGACAAAGAATGGCTGGATTAACCTACACCGCCTACTTAACAGGCATAGTTATAGCCATCATGCTGGTGTATGCGTGGTTTGATAAATGATAAACACGTACGCATGTATACATTGTGATAAAAGATATGAATGGGATGAACTTGTGCAACATTTAGGTGAGTGTCACCAAGTGAAACTAATGTCACCCTACCGTGACTTCAAACCCGTACACGAAAGTTAAAGGACAAATACTATGAACAAACTCACCAGCAAATACATTGACTTAAACAAACTCACACCACACCCACAAAACGTACGTGTAGGCAACGTAGACCTAATCAAACAATCACTTCAACATCACGGACAATACCGCCCAATAGTTGCACAAACATCCACACATCACATCCTTGCCGGCAACCACACATTCAAAGCGGCGCAAGAACTCGGTTGGACTGAAATCGCTGTAACACTCATAGACTGCGACAACGATCAAGCATTACGTATCCTGTTAATGGATAACCGTGCCAACGATAAAGCCACCTACGATACGGATGAACTTGTTTCACTACTGGATCAATTACTGGACACTGACCTTGAATTGACGGGTACTGGTTTCAGTATGGGTGACTTGGATGAATTGTTGGCTGACATTGATACGCCGGATAAGGATTTGGGTGATGTTGATGAAGTCCCTGAACCGCCGAAAGAACCTGTAACACAGTTGGGTGATGTATGGTTGCTGGGTAAACATAGGGTTATGTGTGGTAAGTCCGATAACGAATTAAGTTTTGCCAAACTATTAAACGGCAACATTATGGATGCTGTTGTTACTGACCCACCATACGGAATAAACGCAAACAAACAAACAATGGGTAATGGAAAAAAAGATTTTCACCGTGGCAAAGGATGGGATGATAAAGCACCAGACGTTTCATACCTATTAAACCTTGCACCAACACAAATTATTTGGGGGGGCAATTACTTTACTGATGTGTTACCGCCAACAAACCATTGGTTAATTTGGTACAAAAAAATAGCCAACGTTTCATTTAGTGAATGTGAACTAGCATGGACAAACCTAGGCAAACAAACACGGTTACTTGAACATCATTGGTCAGGTGAAACCAAACAACACGTCACAATGAAACCACTACCCGTCATGACATGGTGTTTACAATACTTAAAAGAAAACGCACACATCATAGACCCGTATGCAGGAAGCGGAACAACACTCATAGCGGCAGAACAAACAAACCGCACAGCCTACCTAATGGAACTAGATCCACAATACGTTGATGTAATCTGCAAACGCTACCAACAAACCACAGGCACAACACCCATACTAGAAGCCACAAACAAACCACACAACTTTCTCGTAGAATAGAACCATGGCAAATAGAAACAAAACACCCAAGCCTGAACTCATAGACAAAGAACGCAAAGCGTTAGAGTTACGCAGGGCTGGTTCAACCTATGACGAAATAGCGAAAGCGTTAGGTTATGCCACACCACAAGGGGCGTTTCTTGCCTACAACCGTGCCATCAAACGCACCCTTGTTGAAGCAGGTAGTGAGGAAGCACGACAAACAGAGTTGGATCGTTGTGACCGGTTACAGCGTGCTTATTGGGGTAAGGCTATGACGGGTGATGTTCAGGCTGGTCGTATCATTTTGCAAGTCATGGATAGGCGTGCAAGGTATCTTGGACTTGATGCACCTATCAAGCAGCAGGTGGAAGTAACTAATTTTGAAGGTGGGACAGAACTTGATCGAGAAGTTGCCAGACTCGCAGCCTTACTCGCTGACACAACAAGTAGCAGGGTCACGGGTGTTGTGGACACACCAACAAGCACGGACAACGCAACTTGAACCTGACGGTACTTGGTCTACGTGGCTAGTGTTGGCTGGTCGTGGATTCGGCAAAACCCGTCTAGCGGCTGAATGGTTAGCGTGGCAAGCAATACGTAACCCTAAAGTACGGTGTGCTGTTGTTGCACCAACGTTCGCTGACGGGCGTGACACCTGCATTGAAGGTGATAGTGGTTTGTTAAGTATTCTGCGCCGGTACGGGGTGTTGAAAGAACCTAACGGCTGGAACAGAAGCATAGGCGAAATCAAACTAACCAACGGTAGCCGTATCAAAATCTTTAGCGCAGACGAACCAGACCGGCTACGTGGCGCACAACACCACTACGCATGGTGTGACGAACTAGCAGCGTTTAAATACGCAGACGTATGGGATCAGTTACAGTTTGGTTTACGGTTAGGGCAACACCCACAAACCGTAGTCACCACCACACCAAGACCCAAACCCTTAGTGCGTAACCTTGTAGCCCGTGAAGATGGCACAGTAATCGTCACCCGTGGTTCAACCTTTGACAACGCCGCCAACCTAGCACCAGCAGCCCTAGCAGAACTACAAGCACGCTACGCCAACACACGCCTAGGTAAACAAGAACTGTATGGCGAAATACTAGACGATAACCCTAACGCCCTATTCCACCAAACAAACATAGACCAGTACCGCATAGACACAGCACCAGCGAACATGCAACGTGTCGTAGTAGCGATAGACCCAGCCGTGACCGCTAACGAAACATCAGACGAAACAGGCATTATTGTAGCCGGTAAATCAAATGATGGTCAGGCATACATTCTTGCCGATTACACAACAAAATCGTCACCTATGCAGTGGGCGCAACGTGCCGTAGACGCATACCGCACACATCACGCAGATGCCATAGTTGTGGAAGTAAACAACGGTGGTGACATGATACCCACACTCATAGCCCAAATAGATTCAAGCGTTTACGTGAAACAAGTACGTGCCACCCGTGGCAAACAACTTAGGGCAGAACCAGTAGCCGCATGGTATGAACAAGGCAGAGTCCACCACACCAACACCTTTGACGATTTAGAAATCCAAATGACATCATGGACACCAGACGATCCGAAATCACCAGACCGATTAGATGCACTTGTGTGGGCTTTAACAGACCTACTAGAAGGGTCAAACCTTGTAGGTTACTTGAATAACCTTGCAGTGTTCTGCAAGAATTGTAGTCTACCCATGCCGAAGAATTACAATACTTGTTCAAGTTGTGGCACACCGCTACATGAGAGTGAACAAGGCTAGGAGTGTAAATGGCTATCAGTGACCGTATCCGTACCGTGTTAGGTATAGAAAAAGCAGCACCACCGCTACCGCAAGGTGCAGTCACTCAAACATTCACACAAGAAGAACTACGTGAAATCGCTAACCAAGCGTATCAAACGGGTGTGTTTCAAGAAATCAACCGCAACCCTTTCTACGCCGCTACACCTTTCGGACCGGGTAACCCTTTAACACCTGCCGCCATTAACCAAGTCGGTGAAGATGGCAGACCAGACCCACGCCGGTTTGAATACCCTGTTGCTTGGAACGTGGTTGTTACTGAACAGCGTTTAGTGCCGTGGAAGGCTTTGCGTTTAGCCGCAGACCAGATAGACATTCTGCGCCGCTGTGTTGAAGTGTTGAAATCTAAAATGGCTGGCATGGACTGGGACATAACCTTTTCAGACAGTGCATCAGAACTACTTGCTAAAGGATCAGATAAAAACCATGTGCGTGCAATGCAAGATGCACGTGACGAATACGGTGACGAAATCACACGGGTTAGAAACTTTTGGCAAACACCAGACCGCATCAGTGGGCTAGGGTTCAAAGACTGGCTAAACATGGCGTTAGAAGATTTACTTGTGTTGGATGCGCTTGCCATCTATCCACACCCTGACCTTAAAGGTGATCTGCACTCACTAGAAATCATTGATGCATCAACTATTAAACCAGTGTTGAATGAGTATGGCACACGCCCTGTCACTGGTCCGGCGTATCAGCAAATTTTGTACGGTTTCCCACGTGGCGAATTCTTACCAACATCAGATGACCCAGAACTTGACGGTACATTTAGTGCAGATGAACTTATTTATTTGAAACGTAATCACCGCACTTGGACACCATACGGTTACAGCCCTGTTGAACGTGCCTTGCCGGTGGCTGACATTTATGTGAAACGCCAGCAATGGATTCGTGCAGAATTCACTAACGGTGTCATGCCAGACATGATGCTGAAACCAGATAAAACTTTCAATGTCACACCAGACCAACTGCGTGCC